CGACCATTCAGGAGACCTCAGAGACGCTTGAGAGCAAGTCTGAGAGCGTTGCAGAAGAGACTGATGCTCTTGATTACTTTGAGAGACTCGCTAAGGATTAAGCGTATCCGTAGGGGTTGCCTGTTGTTCTCAGGTCGCTCCCACCTCGAAATTTAGAAACTGAGTTAGTTGCAAGAGGAGTTGTCCCACCGGGTTTGGAGGGCAACTCCTCTGCGTCTACTTCTGTAGGTGATTTTAGTGAAACCGAATCATAAAGCTTTGTAGTATTTCTACGACCAATCGCACCCGTTTCATCAATTTGCTGCCCCCGACCATTTAATTGGTGTAAAGAAGTTTCCCACCAGTTACTATTGGTTTTTATTATGGTATTGTCTCGTTCCCTTTGTTCACTTGGTTGAATTCCCAAAAAGTAATCTGATGTATCATATTCCTCTTCTAGAGTATAGTCATCTTCCATTGCGCGAAAATATAAATCAGAAAAATCAGGCATAGGATTAATTGGAATACTGATATCCGACAATGATATCATTCTGTCATTATCTGCGTTTGCTATATCGTTGATATTCATATTTTGTTCCATTACATCATTCCTTTACTTACCATTGCTTGTTGGGTTTTCATATTTTGATCTTTAATAAAATCATTTAACATACCAGTGTATATTTTTCTCTCCCACGGAATCATGCTCTCCAATTCGGCTAAATTATATCCATACATTTGCATGAGTTGAAAGTTCAAATAATAATAGCTAGGTAGATTTACATGACAAAAAGTAAGGTAAAAAAATCCTCTGCGCTACTTAATTTTATTTTTCGTTTTTTCCCAGCAGTTTCATACATTAGAATATATTCATAATGAAAGAGAGAATCCATTGCTTTTTCTATTATGTCCTTTGTTTGAATTGGTAATGAATCTACTAATTCAATTTTCTGATCTTCTGTTAGTTTATCAAATTGTATTTTTTCGTCTACAGTTTCTATAGATTCTATTGTTGAAACAATGTTAGAAAAACTATTTGGCATTTTTATGTGTATAACAAAATCATCAGTGACTATCTTTTCTGTTGCGGTATTTCCTTTGACAACAATATCCGAACAATTTATATCTAGATTTACAGATTCCTTTGTGTGAGGACAATTAAAGGTTGTCCTAAACTTTTCGCCGATAGATTTTTTTCTTAATTCTAGTAATAAATGAATCAAGTCGGTCTCTGATAAGTCTTTTACATTGACCTGTGCATTTGATTCTATGATTCTTAGAAGTGTGTTGTATCCGTCAGAAATGCTACCCGTTTCTTTTGCGGCAGCTATAATTTTTTCTTGTTTAACGACAAGGGGAGTAAACTCTACTGTAATATTTTTTACGGGTAGTGTTGTTTTGTAAATCGGTAATTCTATTTTCATAATTTTTTTCCTATCCAATACTAGTTTGTGAGCCTAACACGCCACCAGTTGGGGCGAATAAATCAAAATATCTGAATTGAAACTGAACACTGAAAACCATCGGAGCAAAGTCTTCAACCGGCTTAAGATTAATTGGATATAAAGCCCTCGGAAAAACCTCTGCGAATCTCCATTTAATATTATCATTATCGCCATTAACAATCTCTAAAATATTTCCAGTGACGTTCTCGTTATAATATGGTTGTGGTCCTTGTGGTTGTGTAACCGCATTACACCATCGATTAACAACGTCAAACATTGACCCATCAACTTCATTTTCCATGTAGAATGTTAAAAACAAACGTTGAGTCCAATTTTTTCTCATGGGAAAAGTCTTGATGTTTCCACCAACACCAAGATCCGTTACCGTTGCAATATCCCAACCGGGTACTTCGGCAGCAAAGACAGGAATATTAGTCAGTGATTTGCTATATGTTTTAGTATTGATAAACATATTTACATGGAACCTATTGTGCTTCATAAGTCCTTTGCTATAAATACCATTTCCTTCAACTAAATCATCTACATTTGTTCCTTCTAGACTCATTTTGCTTGCTTCCCCTTAAATAGTTCGTTTTCGGTTAGAATGGTAAATTCCCACTGATTATCATTACAAACTTTTTTAGCAGCTTTCCATTTCGCTTCATTTATGGCATATGTCTTCATATTCAAGTCATATGATTTAGTTTTTCTCTTTTTGATCACAGGTGGTTTGGTCTGCTTATATGGCTTAACCTCAATTAAAAATGTCTTGATACCACCATCTTTGGTTTTTACTTCCGCGAGAAAATCGGGGTAGTATTTGTGCATTTTATTATCTACCGGGGACAGATATGGTATCACGATTTCTTCGCTTGCCCAACGAAGAACATTGGTATTATTATCAAGGTATTTGCACATCTTTCTTTCCCACATCGACCGACAGACGATCTTGGTGGGATTTCCAACATATTTAGTTGAATTTTCGGGAATGTACTTCGTTTTATATGCCATAGCATACATATATATGAATGAAACTAGGAGGAAACCATGGCCAGAAGAGAATTTTCTTGGGGATACGATGATAAGACAGCAGAAGCACCGTATTATCTAATATTTACTTGCTACACATATCCGAGAACTTCAAGAGGTCGAGTCGCCCTAACAGACCCTATAACCCGTATAATTCTTCCGGGATTGGCTGTAAATACAGGTACTGCTCACAGATATTCAGAAGATGTCCCTATGATGGAAAACTTGCAACAAGCTCTGGGGACAATTGAAGGTTATGATGCAACGAATCCGGCGAACGCACTACCAGAGGACGCGTCTTTAACTGATGTTCTAAATACCCTTGATAACAGAATGATCAACGTTAGTAAAGATTATCAAGAAAACGCATTTGGACAACTCACGTCAAAACTAGGTAGGTTAGACCTCCTAACAACTGAATCAGGATATCTTGGGTCATCAAAAAGAAAATATGCATTTAACTGGAACTTAAAAGCCACATCAGAAAGTGCCAACACGTTTGCAGCAAGAGAAATAGGTGAAGAATTTGAAATGTTGTCCATGCCTGTTGTTGGTGGTTTTGCAAGTGAAGGTAATATTGCACAGGCTAGTAGAATGAGACCACCAAACGTGTGGACAATAACTGCTGTAAATGAATTTGGTAGTAATCAAGCAGAAACAACTAATCTATGGTTAGGTACACCAAAAATATGTGTGCTAACTTCGGTTCTGAAAAGTGTGGATAACCAGTCGTTTATCGCTGGAGAGGGTGGACCATTCTCATACTTTCTAACTTGTAACTTTATAGAATTAGAAAATGTATTCAATTACGAGGGGTCTATAACAAGTAGATCTGAGTTCTACAATGCGATCGGTGACAGTCAAGGTGGTGGATAATGGCGTATTTTAATTTTTTAAGTAATATTGAATATAAATTTACGGATGGTTTAACTAAAAATGTTAAAAATATGTTTAGTCGTCCTATTGTAGATTCTACGCAAACGAATAGAATTGAAATTTCAGAAAATCAAAGTCCAGATCAGTTATCAATTTCTCTCTATGAAGACCCTTCATTGTATTACATCAATCTGTTACAAAATGATATAATATCCGATAATTATTGGCCAATCTCTGGTGAGGAATTTACAGAAAAATTGCAGTCTGACTATGCCGGATATTCTTTTCACATATTAGAGCAACCTGAAAGTCCCCCAACAACAGGGGATGTTATTGTATTAAAATATGACTTGAATGGTTTCACTCCAGATCAAAATGATTATACGGCAGAAACAATCAGTTACGGTATTGTAGAGTCTTGGGATCCACATATGAGAAAATTGTGGATAAAGAATTATAGTATGGGAACAACTGGAGCACAGTTAGAAACCGAGTTCTTTAAAGAAGATAACAGGTTTTACATATTCAGAAGAAATGATGATGGACAATATTCAAATGAAGGTTCCCGCATTTCCGCTACCAACGTCCTTGGTGAAAATAACGCATTTTCTTCTGACCCAAATTACATAGGTAATTCTGGGGATGAATTTACCATGAAAAGAGTTGGTGAATATTCAGACTCAGTTAAAACATTTTATTCTGATACAACAGATACAAATTTAAATCCGTACACGAAAAACATTCTATTGCAAGGTAGTGGGGATCTTTTCAGTTATACAAATTTTTCTGGTACAACATATAATTCCGGAAATACCAACGGAACATGTTCTTTACTAGAAGGTTACATTTTGTCTGCAAATGGTCAAACTGGAACTGATGGATTTGCTTATACACTATCACAAGAAGTTATATCAGTTACTGATAGACTAGTAAATGAAAACGATGAAAAAAGAAAAATCGAAGTTATTCCACGATCAGTTGTTAGTAGCGAAATTCAAAACATAGAGGATAATTTTAATGGCTAGAAATGATGTAGTTTTCAGTGAGATCTCAATAAAGCCAAAAGATTCAACTGAGTATGTAAATGTTATTGATAACTTTCAAGCCTCTAGTACATTTGGTGGAATGTCTATTGAAGAGGGTATATTTAATGGTGGTGTAAGTGGATTTATTTTATTAAATGATCCAAATCCAGACAATGATGAACCAGATTTACCCTCAATAACAACGCTGGCTAAAACCGGATCAATGATTCGATTTTCTTTTTCTACTGAGATTATTGAAAATGATATAAAATCTTCTTTAGATGGATTAGCATTTTATGTTTATAATGTTTCAATCGTTTCCGATATATCTCCCGGTGTCGCTAAACTGGGCTCTTCTCAAGCAGCAACATATCGGTTGGAATTTGCTTCTTATGAGAGCACCTCAATTGATTACGAAACAAGAGAATTAGAAGAAGATTATGTAGGCACAATTAGTGAGTTTGTTCGATCTATTGCTTCTTCAAATGAGTTAGGTATTCTTGCTCCCACACCAGATAATGAAACAGCAACAACAGAAAATACAGCACAAGTTGAACCACAAATTGTCCCTACCTTTAATGGTGTTTGGTTTAAGAGCACGCAGTCATTATATCCTTGGGGTAAAGAAAAGTCAATACCAAGTGTAAACACACTGATTCGATCATCACTAAACTATGCTGTTCCTGCTGTAGGTTACGTGGAAGACAAAAATAATGATGGGGACATCATTGTCCAAGATCCGGGAGTTCCATACAAAGAAAATCCATCATATGTTTTCTACCAGTCATTACCTTTGGGTCAATGGCGACTTATTCCAATAGGTGGTGCTGAACATGATAGTTTATATAAACAAAATTATCTCGAAGGAAACGAAGATGCTGGCTACCACACATATAGATTCACAATGGATGAAACTATAACCAAACGAATCGAAATGTTCAAGTTAATAAAGGCAACAGATATTCTTGAGTTACAGGATAATGGTGCCTTTGGTTCTCGTTACAGCTTGATCGAGCCAAATTATAGAGGAATTTATAATGGCATAGGTCTTGATTCCGGTGATAATGATGATGAAGGAACTGTTCATACAAATAATAATATCGGAATAAGAAATAATACTTATTATCATGATGCCATGAGTCTTGCATCACACCTTAAACAGGACTATGTTACATACAAGTATGAAGATTTCAATGCTGATGATGAGGACAGCGATTCACCTCTGTTAGGTAGAAAAATAACAAATGGAAAAGAAAATCCTGCGTTTAGTTCATTGAGAGATACTGTCTACGGGTACTTCGATACTTCATACTTATACAAACCATTCCCCACCATGAACGATGATTATTCTAGTGGTAGAGGAAATAAGTACATGTGGCAAACAATGTTTGATATGTGTGAATTCCCCCTGAGAACGAATATCAAAAATGGTGAAGTTGGTATTAAAGATATCGTAAATATTAGAAATTCTAACAAACAATGTAAACTATCATATAGTGTCTTATCGGACCTAAAGGAACAGTGGAACCGATATAGACACTCAATTTGCTGTGACTCTAGCAGTGGAGGGGAATTCTTGGCTTTGCTTGTTGGTGTTACATGGGGTGGTGAACCGCAAGGAGTAACACTTGATGGTAGTCCTTGGGTCAATAGAAATATTACTCCGTATGCATTGGGTTCAACTCAACAAGCTGATACTTCTGGAATGGGTAATACCGTTGGAAACATGTATCGATATTCTTTCATTGAAGTAGAAGCATGGCCCAAAGCATTGATTGATACAAATGTGAAAGCCGATGCATTCATTGAAGGTGCTCCTCCAGATCAAAAATATTATGATTACCTAGTAAACGCCGATCTAAATCCTTCTAATGGATTTCAGCAAGTGTATATTCCGGGTAATGCTGGTAATGATTATCAGACTAAAAATACAGATACTGATAGTGATAATTTTGATCAACCAATAGCAAATGGTATAACATTCCAGTTTGGTCTAACACATCAAAATGAAAATGAACAAAAACTTAGAATAAACCAAGCACAAGAAATGTTTGTGATACCTGTCAGTGGTGGTAAGCGAGGGCTATTCAGTGCTTATAATACAATAGAACTGACTAATAATAAAGCTTTCACTGGTGCTGGAATTAATACCAAAGGATTTAATTATCCCAGTGGATTTAATCTCATGGGAATCGGTGGTATGACTACTGGTACAAATGCTGGAGAAGGAACAACGCCAATACCAGCACAATACATGGGGACTCTTGTCAGGATGACACCAGTCAACAGTTCTGATTTAAGTGAAATTAAGACTAACGCTGATCTTGCAGCACTAGGTGAAGGTGGATATTGTGAGGATGATGATGGTAATAGAACCGATGCAACCACTGAAGAAGAATGTCGAGGTACTTGGACTAAATATGGTGGTGAAGACGCATACACCGGACCAGAGGGATACGAGCCGGGTATTTGTTGTCCTTCAACTTACTTACTCAATACCATAATGGGAACAGAAAATCTACCGACAACATTCGCCGGTCCACCGTCTAAACTGCAATGCAATGATTTAGTAATTCAAAGAGATGACATAGGTGATCGACCAGATATTACTACTAATGCAAGTCCGGAAAAAGTAAATACAACTACAACAAAGGGCGATGAAACAGTATTCATGTTCGCAGCAGAAAATGATCACGACGGAAGGTGTACAATATGAGTAAACAATATCCAAAAATACGATCTCAAGTCAATCGACAAATAGCCAATGCAAAGCAGAGAAGTATTGTCGAAAATAGACCCTACTATGACTGCGTGAATATAAACGGTCCAGTTGATAATTCTGGATGTCTTGACACCAATTCTCTATGTCGATGTCCATGTACCGGTGGTTTTGATGGTGTCATAACAGACGAAAAGGGAAATGTAACAAACGGACCACTCATGGCATCAGCAGTTCCACTTTTCCGTGAACCTAGAGATGAGGAAATGGAATGGGCAAAATCACAGGTAGGTGGCTGCTTTGGTGAGTATGATAAAGATGGTTTTTACGTTCTAGATCCAGAGTCTGTGGAAAGTAGTTGCGGAGTTACTTGTCATGGTAAAGACTATTACAGCACATTCAGAGCACTAAGAACCTACTCGACATTCTGGGACACACCCAAGGAAGTTCCATTATATCGGAACGCTCTGGTAAACCTATATACTGCACAGCAGGCTGTTTGTATTGTGCCCGGAAACTTAAATCTTCGTGTTGGTGAGTTTATCAACATCCCAAGTGACGGGAGTGCATTATCAGAAGATTATTCTGGGTGTTGGATGATATCAAGCATCAGACACGCCATTGCTTCGCTTCAGAACTATAAGATGATTTTAACACTAATCCGGGATTCAAAGATAGATGAGCCAGAGTAATGAGTAAATATAAAGATTTAAATCTAAGCCTCGACAGAAACAGTTTCACTGGAGATGTTTCTGTTACCACAGATGCTAATGCCATAAGACAATCGCTAACAAATATATTGTTAACTGAAAAAAATGAGCGTCCATTTTCATCTGCTCCAGTGGGGATTGGTATAAAACGACTACTATTTGATGTCGATGTATTGTCTTCTAAGTTTCTTTACATAAAAGAACTGACTAAAGAACTGATAAATAGATATGAACCAAGAGTAATATATGATGACATGGAAATTATGAATTTTGAAACAGTAAAAGATGATGGTGTGGTAAAGCTCGAAGTAAAATACACGATAAAAACTGGTACACCAAACCCCCAATCCGACAGTTTGCAACTTACGATATAAGGAAAGTAAAATGGCTAACACACCAATACAATTAGGAAGTTTAAATTTTGATGAGATAAAGGCTAATTTGAAGTCTTTTGTGCAGAATTTAGACAACGACCTAGACATAGACTTTGATGGTTCGGTTGCTAACACCATATTGGACCTACTTTCATATAATACTCTTTACTATGCATTTTACTCAAACATGCTTATGAATGAATCATTCATGGACTCTGCACAGAGAACAGAAAGTTTGATCTCTCTATCAAAGCCACTTGGATATACAGTTGCACATAGGAACTGTGCTTCTGCTACCCTATCACTGAATAATACGGGAACAACAGCCTTTAGATTAATACCATATGCAACAACAGTTTCTGCTTCAAAGAATGGTACGAACTATAATTTTGTCTACATCAATCAATTAAATGATGATGGTGTTGTCGATGATATAATTGAACCGGGGCAAACAAAAGATCATCGTTTTTATCAAGCTTCATCAATTGTTATAAATGCACCGATGACAGTTGATTACCTAAATCAAAGATTCAATATAAACAATAAAAAAGTAGATCCTGCTACAATCACAGTTAGAGTCGGTGAGTCTGATGGTATAAAAGAATATACTAGAGTTAGCAATACAAACTCAAGTCTTTCCACAGGAAATAGAGTTTATTACATAGAATCCACAAATGATGGTTACCGTATCTTCTTTGGTGCTCCAACTGCAACAGAAGGAACTCCTACTGGTAGAGTGGTAAAAGATACAGAAATTGTTTACGTATCATATCTAACTACATCAGGATCAGGAGGTAACTCATCAACAAGTTTCACTGGTCTGGGTGCGTCGATTAATATCACAAATTCATCTACAAAAGCCTTGGGTGGTTTTGATGTGCCAAATCCCAATTTGATTAAATTTGCTGCACCAAGAAATTTTGTTGGTGGAGGTAGATTAGTTTCTGTATCTGATTATGAAACAGAAATTTTAAATAAGGGTCTAATTTCAATAAACTCAACAGACCCAAAAAGAAATATTTCAGTATACGGAAGTGGCGCAGCAGCCGAAGAAGTTGATGGTAAAGTTTTATTTTCCCTCTTTGACGATGCTCTTATCGGTGGTGCCGGAGATTCGGTAAAAACCACAAGTCAAGTACCAGAACAAATAATCAATGATTTTGCTGATGAAATTTTAGTTGGTCTGACACTTCAGTATAGAGAGCCATTAGAAGCAGATATCACTTTCACAACTAACGAACCTGCAAGTGATTTTGCTGCTGCTTATGGTAGGGGATTTAACCAGACCTTTAGTAATAATTTAAACTCATCAGTTGTCAAACTCGAAACAACACGAATCCCTAATATTCAAGGCGGTTCTTCTGGTGAGTTGTCGGGAAGATTTGATTTCAAAAATCGGATTGACTACACGACTTCAGGAACTACTTTCAGTATAACACTAAACACAGCCAGTGGTTTCACAACTGCCGGTATTTCAGCATCTTCTGGTCTGATATTTGCAGGTGGGGTAACGGTAAGTAATACTACTCTTGGAACAACAAACGAAGGTAGATTTGTACTTGATTCCACCAAATATACTACAGTTGCTGGAATTAGTTTAAACTACACACTCGGTGAAATAAAAGCAACGCAGGAACTTCTAGTCAATCCCAAGATTATAGGAGCCAATTAATCGTGCTATCTTTATATAACGCAATACAGCTTGATGGTGGAGAAAATTCATCAGAAAATAGACTCTTATCCATCGCAGAAGATTTGAATAAAACATTTCCAACCTATAGTACGGGTCCAAGTAATTCAATCGATGGGCAAGTTTTGGATGTTGAAACCGAAATAAGTCCATCGATAGGAAAAAACCAATCAGTAACTATGGTAAAGGATACAAATGAATTGGGATATAGTAATCCTGATTCTTTAGTTACTTTGAACCCATCAACAGTAAATACTTCATATGGACAAGTTCTACCTACAAATAGAATAAATGTTTTATCCCAACTTCCATCATGGATAACAACGAGTGAATAATCTAGTACAACTATTTCAGGTCTACTATAACTGGCTATACTCAACCAATGGCAGTCGTTATATTTTAGACAATAATTTTGAGGTTCTAAAGGATCTCGATTTCTGTCCAAATGAAATGACTTCTTATCTTCTCAGCAACTATTTACCTAATTCAAGTGAACTAGTAGCTGAAATGAATAAAGATCAATTGGTCATCGAACCCGAACATATTAGAAATTTCCTCAACCGTGTTACGGATAGATTTTGTAACGTCAAAGGTACACCAGCATCGATACAGTATTTCTGTAATACCCTAATTGGCGCATCCACAACTCGGATAGAAGTATTTGATGGTAGCAATTATATTGTAACATTATTTTTCCAAGATACAACTTCTATAAACATCGAATACTTGGAAGAGTACATGAACGAACATGTAATCCCAATCGGTGTTAGTATACAGTTTGCAGTATCTGCAACAAATGATGACTTGACCAACGCTTCCGACACCACATATAGATCATCGGAGACACAAGGTTCTGATTATAATCCAGTGAATGTACCGATAACGGTTCTTCAAAATGCAAGCATTGAAGACTTCTCCCAATGGGAAGAAGCAACATTTGGTGAAGGTGCCTACGATGGAACAGGAACAGGTGAAGAGATTGCTATTATTGGTAACTACTTCCCATATACACTAGACGATACTACCAGTATTCAAGCAACAGCAGGATGTTCTGGGTCAACAGCACACTTTGGTATAACTGGTGGTGCCACATATAATCTTGCTAATATGTTAACGTATGCATTCCCTGATTGGTCAGATGCAGTTACCATAGCCGGTTCGTCTTTTGGAATACTAAATATACTAGATGTTGCCTTCTTGAATGCTGCATCTGGAAATACATCACCAAATGATGGTAGAGAGTCAAATAGTTCCTGTCCTATAGGAGGATATCCATAATGGTTACCGCAATTCGTAAAATTTTAAACACTGGAACAAATAAGTTTGAGAATGCTGTCAATCAGATGGAAGAACTCATATATTCCAGTAACCAATATATTTCATTAAATTCCAATACCTTTACTGATGTACCACAAAATGATCTTGAAAGTCTTAATGACTTTTGGTTGTCTGCTTGCTATTTCCAGAGAGTAACTCGTGATGATTATCGTTTATGCTTCCCTAGAAAAGACTGGCAGAAATCTACTGTTTATGCTAGGTATGATTCTCAGACTGGACCAGAAACACAAAATTGTTTTATCTTTGATCCCACTATCGGTGATGGTGTATTATTCTTGTGTGTCGGTAACAATTCTAGTAATCGAACTGATATCGCAACTGCTTCTGTATATAAACCAAGCACTGGATATACTAGTGTAGCAGATCTTCCTACCGCTGTCATTGAACAAGAGGATGGATATAGTTGGATTGCACTAGCGCAGAGTGATAACAGATTTACAGATAGCAATTGGATTACATTAGAAATTAGAAATCGAATTAACTTCTTCGCTGCGGATCGAGGAAACTTTGTTGACGATGGTCTAACTTTAGGACCATTCAAAACAGCAGTCTCTGATCCCTTCCAGCCACTCGGAACTGGTGCAGCAAAATTCTATGGTGTAGAAAACTACTACAACCAGACTACACCCAGTGAAATTACTGCGGGTAATGTTTTGTATGAATTTGGTGATATAAAACGATATGATGTATTCAAATTACAGCAAGCACTCCGTATGTCTGGTATCAACACCCAAATAAGATTTGGTGGCACTGGGTCTACCTTGGGAGATCTTCCAAGTTCAATAGTTCCCACAACTCTATCAGCACAAATTCAAGGGTCTCCATTTAGTGATTCCTCCCCCTTGGGTTGGTACAATGAAAAGGCTACTGCTTGGTCAAACAAAGCTGGTTCAGTTGAGATGGTATACATCGATCCAAAAGCTGGTGGTCTAAAGGACAGTGACTTTACTGTTGCAGGGGTTACAGCACCAAAGATAACGGTTTTTGCAAACGGTACTAAACCCACTGTTGAGTTTGATCTTACAAAAATTAAAGAAGATGTTTGGTATATTCGTGGTGTAAAAATTGCAAAAGATTTAGCTACTAATGAGCGTCTTGTAGGTAAAAATAATAGTAAAGTTGAATTTACAGTTTCAAACACAAATAATAATTACGGATTCGGTAGATCACTAAAAGCACTAATTACCCCATACAATGGATTGTTAACAGAACAAAACCTATATGGTCCAATAATTCCGGTGAACGCATTTATGACTAGTGTGACCGCGAAAGAGTCTGAAATTGAAACTACACTTAAACAAAACTATCCATCTTTTGGTGGACCCACGCCAACGTCGTTTGACTCTTATGCAATTATCAGTGAACCAACCAACAAAACAAATAACAGAGAGCTTGGACTAGATCTTCCACCAAACACACAAGATCGAAAATCAAACTTGGTGTATGCAACATTGACACACGCAGCCGGAAAAAGAGCAAGAGTTGGAGCAAAAATATTTACAGGAACTCCAGTAATTGACGCTCAAACAGGTGAAATAACGTTAGTAATCGGAGACGTTGTTGGGGTTGTTCAAGCCACTGATTTGGGCACAACGTCAACAGACATACTCTTTACAACCACAAACAGAAAAGTATTTGCAACGGGGGCTACTATTGCTATTGAGGAACCTAATACTGGATCTTTTACAGCCACAGTAACAGCAAAGGGGCAAGGAGAGGTTACGGAACTTTCAGGAACAGTCACACACATAGGAAACTCTAATTTCACGCTAGGTGGAACCACCGCAGACAAGCGTATCTCAATCAAATACATAACAAGGGTATAGGAAAAACAAATGGGCGTAGAAAACAACGAATATCAAATCCCGAATCTTAATTCGACCACTTCATTTTTCGATTGGTTCACCAAGACAAATGATGAAGTTATAGCTAAATTAAACAAAGCCAAGATCTATGATATCGATATTTCTGGTTCTAGATTACAGGGAGTCAGTGCTGAACTAGGAACAGCGACCAAAGGACCAACCGCAGGATTCCTTCGTTTTGGTCTTGCCGATAGTGTACCACACGGAATCACCATTCAGGGTGATGTTGGTGTCGCTGGTGATGTAACCAACACAGGTTCCTATGATGTCACGGTCACGGTTTCATCTGGAGTTACTGCCGGTCTAACTGCGGGACGATTCGTTACCTCTGGTTCACAAGGACAGCTTGTATTGTCTATCGCAGCAGCAAGTGGTGGAGCAACACTAGACCCATACCACGGTAATGAAAGCATTGGTGTTGTGAAGGGTGTTACTGGAAATGAGGTAACCGTCACTACGTCAGGACTCTTTAGTGGATTTACAGGGTTGACCGCTGGTCAGCCATACTTCTTGGATCCCCAGTTCGGTAAGACTGGTGGATATACACTCAACGTCCCCGCTGGTTCTGGGGTAACGAAGAAAAAGCTATTCATAGCCATATCAGGAACAGAAGGATTTATTCAGATTGGACCATCTGACGTATTATAATAATGAGTATGCACCGTAAAAAATGTGGTGGTTGTAACTGTGGTAAAAATAATCAATATAAATCAAAACACCCCCTAAGAAAGAGTGTAGATAAATTGAAAAATCCTTTGACAATGATGCAGTCGTTTGCAATGTCTCTTGCTTCTCGTGGTCTCACTAATAAAAAAGCTGATATACCGACTAAACAACTACGAACATTGAGTTGTTTTGGTGATGAATCTATTGGAGGATCTCTACCTCCATGTGAGGGTCTAGGAAAAAGTGAAACTAAAGGTAGATTCTATTGTACTGAGTGTGGCTGTGGGGACAGAGAAGGTACTTGGCTGAATTCAACTAATGAAAGTTATTCCAAATTGGATTACCCAAAGCTACATTGCCCAAGAAAAATGCCGGGATTTAGTAATTATCTCATGTCAGAAACTAAAGACAATAGTAGGAAATATATCATAGAAAACTATGATGCGGCACAATTAGTTAAAATAACTGTGTCATCACCAGATATACCCAAAGACAGAAAATAATTATTTTAGACCTCAGAATCCCCTAAATAACTAAGAGGTGTAAATATGTCAAATCCAAATTCAAGAGAAACCCTTATTGATTATGCTCTTAGAAGACTCGGTTCTCCCGTTGTCGAGATAAATGTAGACTATAAGCAAGCAGAAGAGCGTCTTGATGATGCACTAGAGTATTTTTCAGAACGTCACTTTGATGGGGTTGAAAGATGTATTTTTGCATATCAGATTACTGAAGAAGATATCAATAACCAGTATATTCCTACATCGAAAATACAAAAAGCCATGGGATTTGGGGACGCCCCCGGACCAACTGGTAAAGACCTTTTATCGATTGTTCGGGTATTCAAATTTGGTGCTCTTGCAAACCAAGACATGTTTGATATTCGTTACCAGTTAGCCCTAACAGATTACTTTGGAATTAACCGTGGTCTAGGAATGGCAAGCTCAATGGGTTTAGCAGGATATGACAGCACCATGAGATATATTAGCATGGTCGAACAATTCTTCAATCCGGAACATATTATTCACTTCAGTAAAGTTACTGATAGACTCATAATGGATACAGATTTATCTAGAGATTGTACCCCCGGACAGTACGTTGTTATTGAAGGATATGCCACATTGAATCCAAATAACTATCCGAAGATTTTCAATGACCGTTATCTCAAAGAATATGTTACTGCACTAATCAAACGACAGTGGGGAGCAAACCTATCTAAGTTTGATGGCGTTCAGATGCCGGGTGGTGTCACACTCCGTGGTGGTCAGTTATACCAAGAAGGATCAGCAGAGGTTGCAGCACTTGAACAACGAATGCAATCCGAATACGAACTTCCACCACACTTCATAACGGGATAATATGGCACAGAATCCATACATCAGAGATGTTAATAATGAACAAAATCTTCTAGAGGATCTGAATGCTGAATTCATTCGTGCTCTCGGAAGAAACTGTTATTATATCCCAAGAACACTGAATGATTATGATCCAATATATGGTGAAGATTCTGCCTCATCATTTGATCAAGCCTACTTAATAGAAATGTATATGGAAAACCCACAGTCTTTCGGTGGGGATGGGGACATTGTTGGTAAGTTTGGTATTGATCTTAGAGACAAGGCAACTTTCAGAATAGCAACACGAACATTTGAACGAGAAGTTACCAAAAGAGATTCTACCATTGTTCGACCTCGTGAGGGTGATCTAATATACTTTGTCTTATCTGACAGTCTATTTGAGATAACCTTCGTAGAACATGAAAATCCACTCTATCAGTTAGGTAACCTATACTCATTTCTTGCATTTAGTGAATTGTTTGCCTATAATAATGAAGATTTTAATACCGGAATATGTGAAGTCGATGAATGCTTTGCGCGAGCAAGAAAGGAACTTGCTCAGATTGTCACTGTTGGTGCGCCAACAGGAACTCCAAATACGGTATCCGAGTTCTTCGAGGGTGAAACTGTATTCCAAGTTGGTAACACATATGGTGAGTATACTACCATAGATGAAGCCACTGCGAGTGCTCAAGTTATTAACTGGGATAGTCAAACCCTACAACTAACCCTTGGAAATATTAGTGGATCGTTTGTAACATCAGATACAACATCTGCGATTAAAGGAACCGAAAGTAATGCTGAGAGGTTTGTTGGTGGAACTGGTAATGCAGACTTCTTCAGTCAGATCAATAGCGAAAGCGAAACTCTTCAGGGTGATAATGAAGATTTGCAGCTAGAAGTTGAAAAAGATGATCTAATTGATTTTTCTGATACAGATCCATTTTCCGGAGGTAATTACTAGTGTTTCAATATTACAACAATGAATCGCTGAGAAAACTGGTCGTTGGATTCGGTAATCTTTTCAATGACATGTATGTTGCCAAATATGATAAAGATGGTGAGATGGTTGAGAAAGACAGAGTTCCTCTGACATATGGACCGAAAGAAAAGTTCATAAGAAGAATCAAAGAAGTCAGTACAATCTCGGATACTACCAGAACACGAATTACTTTACCTAGAATGGGCTTTGAAATGTTGGGTATGAGTTATGATCCAACCAGAAAAGCCAATAAACTAAGAACAACTAGTGGAACAATTTCTGATGGTAGTCAAGTATATAATTATGCTGAAGTTCCATATCTTATAAACTTTGGATTATACACCTTTACTAGAACAATTGAAGAGAATCTACAACTGGTCGAGCAGATTCTACCAATATTTGCACCAGAGTTTATTATCTCGATGAACTTCAGTGATATCAATAAAAGGGTAAATGTTCCTATTATTCTTACCAGTACAGGAATTTCAGAAATTTACGAGGGTGATTTTTCGGAAACACGAAGCATCACAACTACGTTCAGTTTCATAGCAAAGAGTTATGTATATGGTGAGCAAAAAAATTCACCAATTATCGAACAAGCAGATCTCAGATTCTTTACAGAAGAAGATGTAGAAAATGCTGTCCCGTCAGGTAAACCTGTGCCAGTACCAGAAACACCAGAAATTACACCAGCTCCTGACGCACCGAGCTTTGGAACAGGTAACGAAATAATCGATGATGCAACTCCAATTGATCCAGTAGATGTATCAGATCCATCAAAACCTGCAATAGTATACCCTATTGGAAACACGTCAATAACAGATTCTACTGGGAGTCTTGTAACAACCCCAGCAAACGGAGCGGGACCACTTGCAATAAATGGATATTATCCATTATACACCACACCAGAGTTAGCAGTTCTTGCAAGTCCAACTCCTACATCAGTCAGAGAAAATGAGACAACTGTTGGATACCACACTCACGAATTTGGTGATGTTACATATTATATGCCCAATGGATTGGGTGCAGCCCAGTTCCACGGAAACTATGAGGGGCCCGGACTAAATATTGGATAAAGGTGAAATAATGAGTGATAAAATTTCAGAAGCTCTTGACACTTCGTTTGAAGCAAAGAAACCAGAAGAAGTCAAAAAAGAGCTAATGCAAAGTAGAAAAGAAGTAACGGTGAACATGGATGACTCAGAAAAAGACTACAACAAAATACGTACAAATCTTTACGAACTTCTTGGCGATGGTAAGGAGGCGATAGATGGCATACTTAAAGTGGCTTCTGAGGGAGATGCGCCAAGGGCATATGAAGTCGTCGCCACACTGCTTAAAACGGTGGCTGATATAAACAAAGACCTTATGGATCTACATAAGCAGGTCAAGGATGTGAATAAAGAC